CCTTCATTCTGCGGACGCTTTGCGTCAGAGATCACAAGAACGTTTGCGATGTATGTCAACTTGCGCTTCTGCTTACGAGCAATTTCCTTGTTGGCTTCAATGCCAGAATTCCAAAGAACTGTGTTGTACTCAGAAACAGGGTCAGTTTTGCCAAGAGTTGTGAGAGAATTCTCAATGTACCAACCACCTGGACCTTGGAATCCGTGAGACCAGATTTGAACCCAAGGAAGACCATCTTCACCGTCGACTGCTGGAGTGTCAAGGAAACGAATTACTGCATATCCATTGCCAGCGGCATCAACTTCTGGTTGCCAAAAACGATCATCAACGTTCTTGCCACCACCATTACCTGCTGAAGATGCTTCAACTGCCTTCTTCAATTTGTCAAGGGATGAACCCTTCTTAAGACTTGATAGACTCATTTGTATTCTCCGTATAGCGTTGTATTAATGTATATCGACTTGTCCACTTTCTTCATTACCATATCATTATATAGCACAATTACTTACAAGTAAAGTTTTTTAAAATTGTATCCTCACCTCTAGACAAAAGTTTGTATCCAAGTTTTTGTAGAGACATGATGACACTATCAACCTCACCTGCATTCGAAAGCACGTTGCTTTCAAATTTAATCTGTTCGATTTGAATCTTGTTTGCCTGAATGCAATTGATAACACTCCTCAAGATGATACAATCATGTCCTTCTGTGTCAATTTTTAAATTCTTGATAGAAGTTACGTCATATGTTTTGAACAGTTCATTGACTGAGATTAACGGCACAACAACATTTTTAAACACATAATTCGGATTCAGTTTGTTTTCAGTAACAATTCTTTTTGCAGTTGGATGATAATTTCCAATGCTGCTGCAACCCCTCAACCACCAAGGCAGTTTATATTCCTCGATTAAATGTTCTGGAATATAAAAACAGCTGATGAAACCAGCACAATCTGAAATCGCAGCGTTTACATAGGTCACATTAGGTTTTCTTGGCAGTTTGTCCAAATAATATTTCAGAGGCTCAACGCAGATTCCGCGAGCATTCTCATCACAACTTTGAACTTCTGTTTCAAAGTCACCTGTTCCAATTTCAATAAAATCGTAATGCATTAGACTAATGTTTCTTTAGTAAGTGTCTTATATTTCTCAACATTGACATTCAAGAATGATCCATACTTGCGAATCTTTCGTGAGATTTTAGGATAAATGATATCGTCGGAAATCTTCTTATCCCAGATCTGAATAAAGTTGAAGATGTTATTGAGGATAACCATCGTCTCAATCGTTACATCTTTTTGAAGAAAAGCAACCAACAGTTTTGGAAACTGTCCATCTTCAACTCTAAACAGATCGTTAAATGTTTCTTTTGTTGCAATTTTTTGCAAATCGTCAACATAGATCTTACTCATCGAATCTGTGATTCGCTTCCATTCTCGATATGTTTGCTCAGCCTCTTCTTCAAGTAGACTTTTGGTCCAATTACCGTCACTGTATACAAAATTAGAAACCAGAAATGGAACCATCTCATCGTCGCGATACTTGCGCGCAAGACGGTGAAATAGAAACTTATCACGCCGTTTCTGAAATGCGTCAACAGACACTTTAGTTTTGCCATCATAGTGAAAGAAATTATATTGTTCGGAAGTAAAATGTAACTTGATGGCTTGATAAGTGCAATACAAATCGTAACCGTTCAAAGTTGTCCTCGCTTTGCTTTCTCAAAAAGAGCGCGCATCTTTTCTTGAGTTTCTTCGTCAATCTCAAAATCTTCTTTATCCTTTTCTTTTTCGTCTGCTTCATTCACTGCCTTCACAAGTTCAGATGCGCTCTGTGTTCCTGTGAATATTGCAGGAAGAAGTAGCCACCAAAGAGACGATCCAGTAATATAGATCATCACACCAGTAAATGACCAAACAAAGATATTCCAAATTAACAACTGCCAACTCATATCGGTAACTTGCTGCCTCGTGGTAAAAATCTTAGATCCATTGCTTCGCTTTCAATGATACCCTTTAGTGAATCATTAATCAACGTTGCAGCAACTTCAATCTCAAGATTATTTCTTTCGCAATAACTTGTAACTGCATCCATATGATCAATGCGCTCGCGGAGTGCCATCTCCATGATCATCATTGAAAACTTATTTTTTTCTTCTCGGCTTGCCATGTTATACTTCATATGCATTCAAGGAATTGTTCAACTGTTGAGTCACACGAATAAATGTCGCTCGCTTACTCAACTCCTTCAATTCACTTGCTCCAACATAAGTACATGCTGAACGTAGTCCACCAAGAATATCCTGCAGTGTTCTACTCACTTCTCCACGATATGGAATCTCTACTGTCTTTCCTTCACTGGCGCGATAGTTTGCAACACCACCATTATGAAGATCCATTGCAGTGTCTGAACTCATGCCATAGAATTGATTTGTGCTCATTGGAGAAGCACCGCCTTCTTTATGTCCAGCAAGCATACCACCAAGCATCACAAAATCGGCTCCCGCAGCAAATGCTTTCACAACATCTCCAGGAACGGTGCACCCCCCATCCGCTATGATATGACCCTTGAGACCATGCGCTGCATCAGCGCATTCAATCACTGCACTCAACTGCGGGTAGCCGATGCCTGTCATCTTGCGTGTCGTGCACACAGATCCAGGACCAATACCAACCTTCACAATGTCAACACCAGCAAGAATCAATTCCTCTGTCATCTCTGGTGTGACAACATTACCTGCCATTAGAATTACGTTTGGATATCGTTCACGAAATTTGTGAATAAAATTTACAAATGATTGTGTATATCCATTTGCAACGTCAATACAAACACGAATCAGTCTATTGCCAACAATGTTGTAGACATTATCAAACTTCTGTAAATCTTCGTCACTAATTCCCATTGAATAGATGGTACTGTCAAGTTTCTTTTGTAGATGCTCAATAAGTTTTGTATCAGAATAGTGCTTCGTGAGCGCAACCATACAATGATGTTTATTCAGTGCCTCGTCCATTTGCAGAGTTCCAACACCATCCATGTTTGCTGCAATGATTGGAATGCCGAACCAAGAATTGTAACTTCTAAATGTAAACAATCTTTCAAGTTTTACTTCACTTCTTGAAGAGAGCGAAGAACGTTTGGGTGTAATTAGAACATCTTTATAATCTAACTTCACATCTTCAATAATTCTCATAAAACCTCAACGATAAAATATATGGCGACCAATTTGTACAATTAATTTCTTTTCCTCTGCCCATGCTGGATCAACATAGTCGGCATGGAAGTACATTGCATTCCCAATAATACCATATTGCCTCTTAGAAATCAATATATTTTCAGCAATCTTGAGCGACTCGCGCCATGCTGCTTGATTTCGAATTGCCTTTTTACTTTCACAAACCCAAGAGAACTGACAGGTGCTTCGAACCTTTTGATATACAACACCACAGACAGATCTGGGAAATTGTTTGCTCTTGACGCGATTCATGGTGACTTCAGCCACAGCAATCTTGCCAGCGCGTGGTTCTGATGCAGCCTCATAGTAAATGTTCTTGGCAAGACACTCAACGTCTCGCATGACCTTTTGTTTCTTTTCGTATGATAATTCAAGAAACTCCATGCGATGACTCATGTCATGCAATTGAGCAATCAGAAGAGAATTGGCTTCTTGTTGCTGTTCAAGTTTTGCCATGGTTCGAAAGTGCATATTAAAGGGAACAAACAACCCTAAAAACACGATGGCAAATAAGCCACCCCACATACAAAACAAATTATGGTTGCGATCAAAATATTTTTCCACATTATGTAAAATGTCTACTGCATTCATGTTAGTTGTCTCCATTTATTGCAGAGATAGAAAAAGGTGGTGGTTCGCACCACCACCCCTGACCTTTCTGTTACCAAGTGGTCAACTCTGGTAATCTCATGCTACAATTAAGCAGCGAGAGCCATTTCGTAAACATCATCGTTTGCGTTTACTTGATTTGCGCTGATTAAGTCAGTCGCCTCACTGGTTGCCGTCGGTTTATTACTTGCCCTGTCGAATCTATTCATCCCCGAAGATGGCGTCAGAAGTTGTTAATCTCAACTTCCTGTATCGGCTTTAATACATTGACACCATAAATTTGGTGGAGATGGTGGGATTCGCACCCACGTCCAAGACACCTTTAGTCGTCAGTTTACAACCATTATTCTTCTGTTTCTAGAAGTTTTTCCCCGTTTTCCATTGGACTCAATTTTGCTGCAATCTCATTTAGAGATTCTATGATAAACTGTTGATTATTTTGCTTAATCCCGAGAAGATATATCTTTGAAACAACTTGATTGCTCCAATTC